ACTATTAGAAAGATTACACCCAGTGTACAAAGACAAATTAAGTGTAGCTAATTTAGAGTACCCAGATTTAGTTACACAGCTTTATGAAGAACTTGAAGAAAAAGTTTTTGTAAGCGATTTAAAGTATGGCAGCGTTATGGACTTGCGTATTTTCTGTGGCTATTTAAACAACCCTTTTGATTATTTTACAGAATAGCTATGACACATACAGAAGATATAAAAAGACTTGCAAGTAACGATACAATTGATTATCTTAACGCAAGAATTGAAGCTCTTGAAAATAGGGTTCAATATTTAGAAGCAATAATAGAAGTAGAAATTTTAAACAATAAACAATGAATAAACAAAAATTAACCGAGCTATATAATAAGTATAGTTTAAGTAAAGAAGATTTTTTTAAACATCAACATTATACAATTATTACTCGTGCCGGAATTGATAAAATTCAAGCAATTGAACAAATGAATATTACTTATGAAGTGATAAGATGTGAACCAAACTTTGCAGTATTTAAAGCAATAGCAACAAAAGACAATAAAACAATTGAAACATTTGGAAGTGCTTTAAAAGGTGAAGGGTATAAAGACGGAAATACTAATAGTTGGTATGTTGCTGAAATGTCAGAAAAGAGAGCAATGTCAAGAGCCGTATTAAAACTAACTGGTTTTTATGAACTCGGTGTATTTGGCGAAGATGAATCAGAATCATTTAAAAAGAAATAATATGTATGAAGAATCAAATTGCTGTGGAGCTGATCGGTGGTATTATACTGATTTATGCAGCGACTGCAAAGAACACGCAGAATTTATAGAAGTAAATTAATAAAATAAATAACAATTAAAAACAACAAAAATTATGAGTGCAATTATTACTTACTCGCTTCGAGTAGACAAACTACCTAAAGAAAAATTTATCGCGGGAAAAGACGGGGCCGTTTATGTAAATTTAGTTATGACCATAAACGATGAAACACGATATGGAAATAATGCTTCAGTTACAATTAGTCAAACACAAGAAGAGCGAGAAGCAAAAAAACCTAAAGAATATATAGGTAATGGAAAAGTAGTTTGGACGGACAATTCAATAAAATTAGCAGAGCGTGAGGATAAAGAAATGCCGGCTGCCCAAGAAACCGAAACAAGTGATTTACCATTTTAATAAATAGAGGCGGTGTAACAACCGCTTTTTTTTATATATTTACAAAACAACAAAGATAAAATGATAAATGCAAAAAATTAAAACCATCATTCCAGATAAAATAACAGAAGAAAAAACAACACAAAATATGTTGATGGAACTTATAAAAGAAGAATGTTCAATTGATACTTCTGAAGTTATGGATTATCCACCAACAGCGTTAAGTTTAGGTGAAACAATAATAAAAACAAAAAAAGGTAACATAAATTTTCCAATTCCAATTGGCACATTTGGTAATTTCAGTTTTGTGCAAGCTCCGCCAAAAACAAAAAAAACGTTTTTTATTTCACTTTTAGCATCAGTATTTTTAAGTGGTAATAATAATTTTGGAGGTAAAATTAAAGGTTATAGAAATAATAAATGTTTATTACATTTTGATACAGAGCAAGGTTCGTGGCACGCGCAGCGAGTATTTAAGAGGGTACAAGATATGGCGGGAGTTAAAGATTTAGGTTGTTATCAAACCTATGCCTTAAGAACAATAAGCTACAAACAAAGATTAGAGTTTATAGAATATTGCCTTGAAGAAAATAAAGATAAAAATGGATTAGTTGTTATAGATGGAATTGCTGACTGCGTTTCTGACGTAAATAATTTAGAGGAATCAAATTTATGTGTTCAAAAAATAATGCAGTTATCAGCTCGTTATAATTGTCATATTATTACAGTAATTCATTCAAATTTTGGAAGCTCCAAACCTACTGGGCATCTTGGATCTTTTCTTGAGAAAAAAACAGAAACTCAAATTGAGTTAGAGGCTAACACAGTAAATAAAGAATGGGTTACTGTAAAATGCAAAAGGTCGAGAGGATATGCATTTGAAACTTTTAGTTTTAGTGTTAATGATTTTGGTTTGCCTTATGTTGTTGGCTCAATTTATGACCCCTTAGAATGCTTTAATAAATAATAAATGAAAACACTTTTAGAACTAGCTTATAACAAACACAAAGATTGGATTAATATAGTTAAAAGTTTTGGTTGTAACCCAAGTTATGCGGAGGATGTTGTTATGGAAATGTATATGCAACTTGACAAAGATATAAAACGCGGGCTTGATTTATCTTATAAAGAAGACATAAACTATTATTATTGTTATAAAGTTTTGAGAGGTATTTATTTTAATATTTATAAAAAGCAATCTAAACAAATTAAAATATATTTAGAAGATATGAATAATGAAATTCAGCAGGCAGAAGATTTAGGTATAGATGAGGTTGAGTATGCAAAACAAAAAAAAGCTGTTGATGATATACTTGATGAAATGTATTGGTATAATAGAAAGGTTTTTGAAATTGTTGCAAGTGGAAAATCAGTAGCTGCATTAAGCCGTGAAACCGGCATTAGCTATCACTCTTTATATAATACTTATATAACAACAAAAAGATTAATTAAAAATAAATTATGAAATTAGGAGATTTAGTATATTACATTACTTACTATACTGGCATACGTTGGATAGTTAAAAAAATATGGGGAGAAGATTGCGGATGCGACAAACGCAGAGATGAGTGGAACGATATAGATTTAGACTTATGGAAATAGAACACAGAAAACAATGGAAACAATTTAAAGCAGAGGTTACAAGCAAACTAACACAACCACAATACAAGCTATTATGTAAGCTTCACGCAAAGTATTTTAATCACGCTTATTATGAGCCTTGCAGTTGCAGACCCAAAGAACTAAAACGATGGATAGCCGATATTGATAGATTATATAGTAAATGCTAAAGTTTTGTTAAAATATGTAAATAAGATGTTTGTAAAGTTATTGTGTTGTATATTTGTATTAAACAATAACAACTATGACAACTATAGAAAAAATAAATAAATTAGTAGAAAGCGGTAAAGTATACGAGTATTCAAATAGATGTTGGTTTACTTGCTATATGACTTACAGTAAGCTAACTAAAAAAGAAAAAGGTGAGGTTGTAATGATTGAGGGTAAAGCTAACAATCGTCTACACTATTGGTTGCAAGTTAATGGTGTAATAGTAGACCCTCACTATAAGCTTATAGAAGATGACTTACAAGTAGAAGAAGAGTATACTTATGAAGCTGAAAAATTAATAGACCTATCTTCTGTAAAAGTAAATAAAAATAATTACGAGGAAAAACCTGCTTATAATTGGTTAGGACGTGAGAAGTGGGTTAAGGTTTACGACTTGTCATTATAAAAAAAACAATTATGAGAACACAATTAACTGATTTAAAAAAAGAACTTCAACAAATAGAAGTCACGCTACACCACCTTAATAAAATGGAAGGGGTTACTGAACGTATGAAGAAACGTTTAGAGGATAGAGAACTATATATAAGAAGTATAATTTATAACATACAATAACAATGAAAAAGACAAAGACTGGATTACATATCCAAACACGCAAAAACAGAATTGAGGTATTAACCGAAAAAGAGTTAGAATTAAAAGAACTTAAAAAAGCAGAACAAAGACAACTGGTAGTAATGGCATCTATTTTATTACTTGCCTTCCTTACGTTTTGTTTAGGGTTTATGATTGGATATGGTAGCTAATGAATTTACTGCAATCTCAAACATATAATCTGTGGTTTAATTGGTTAGCCGATAAGATAATGGAGTGGAAAGATGCCAAGCCATTAAACAAAGACTTGCGCAACTGCATCAAAGCTATGAATGAAATAGGTATATTTGTAAATGGTTTGCGTACAGAGGTTGAGGTATTAAATAAAAGAGTGCAGTTAATTAGACAACAGAAGAACGAACTGATACAAAAACAACAAGAACAAATAGAGCAATTACAAAACAAATTAAAACAATACGAGATATGATAATAACTTACTGCAATATAAAAATGGAAGTTGAATATTGTTATGAAGAAGCAGAGCCTCAAACTTATGATTATCCCGGATCTCCTGATAGTGCAACAATTGAAAGCGTTTATGTTGGAGATATTGATATATATGATATGCTTACTATAGAACAACTTTATGATATTGAAGAAATAATTTTAAATGAAATAAGAAATTAATATGATCTTATTAATTGATGCGGATAGCTTAGTATATGCAAGTTGTTTAAGAGCTAAACAAGAAAATAGCTCTGAAAAATTTTACACTAATATAGAAGACAGTATAGCTAAGTTTGACGAGCAATATATGAAAATAGTTAATGACCTTGAAGAAATATATGAAATTAATAAAATAATTACTTTTAATGGGTCAAAAGGTAATTTTAGAAAAATAATTACAGATACATATAAAGCTAATAGAAAAGCACAAGAACAACCACCTTTGTTAGATGATATGCATCAATTTGTTAAAGATGAGTATAATAGTATTTGGGGTTATGGAATTGAAACAGATGATTTAGTTTCAAAATATTGGTTTGATATTTCAAATAAAGTAGGCCGAGAAAATGTTATGATTGTATCTATTGATAAAGATTATAAACAATTTCCGGCTTTAATATATAATTATCATTTTAAAAGAAAAAAAATATATGATATTTCAGAAGCTGAAGCATTATATAACTTTTATGAACAAATGATAATAGGGGATGCTGCTGATAATATTCAATACTTTAAAGGATGGGGCGCTAAATTTTTTGAAAAAAATTTTAAAGATTGTAAAACAAAATATCAGTATACTAAAAAAATGTATTTATTATTTAAACAAAAGTATAAAGGTAAAGCTCGCCAAAAATATATAGAATGCTATAATCTTTTAAAGCTAAGGGCATATTGAAAAAAAGAAAAAAATCAATTATAACAACAGAAAAACAACATAAAGCAATGAGGTGGTGTTTAAATAACAATATTAAAGTTGCTATATTACCAACTAATTCCGGTTTAAAGATCGAAGTAAATAAAGATGGTCATATAACATTATCCCCTGACACTTACGAAAATTATGCTGCTCAAAGCAAATGCTGGGAATTATATTTGTATATTTACAATAAACTAAACAAAAGATAATGAATATTTTAAAAGAAGCTCAAAAAATTATATTTGATAGAGCAGAAGAAAAAGAAAGACAGTACGGCAATATTGATGAATCAATAGCTAAAGCAGCACGATTTGCTTCTGAATTATGCAACAAAGAAATAACTACTGAAGATTTTTATAAGTGTATGATAGCTTTAAAAGTATCACGAATGGCGTATAATACAAAAAAAGATACAATGCTAGATTGTGTTGGGTATATAGCTGCATTAGATAATTTTAAAAATAATGGCTATGAGTAATTTTGAATTGCAATATAAGCAGTTATTAAAAGACGTTTGTGATAATGGTATTTTAACGGCTAATCGAACTGCGGTAAAAACTTTTAAGCTATTTAATAAAACTTTAAATATTAATTTAAAAGAAGGCTTTCCAATTGTAACTGGTAAAAAAATATTTTTTAATAAAGCTTTAGGTGAATTTAAATGGATATATGAAGGTCAAACAGATTTAGAATACTTACATAAATATAATATATTTTGGTGGGATGAATTTGCAAAAAACAATCAGCTAGGTAAAGTATATGGGTATCAAATAAAGCAATTTAACGGCATATTTAATCAAATTGAATATGTTATAAATGAAATAAAAAATAACTCACGTAGAGCCATTATATCTCTTTGGAATCCGACTGATTTAAAAGATCAAGCATTACCTTGTTGTTATACTCAATTTAATTTTGTTAGATGTAATAACGATTTAAATATGGTTATGCATTTTAGAAGCTCAGATTTGTTTTTAGGTTTACCTTACGACATTATAGTAGGAGCATTGTTTTTAATTACTGTAGCAAATAAATGTGGGTTAAATGCGAATCAGTTAGGTTTAAACTTAGCAGATGCACATATATATAAAGCACACAGTAAACAAGTTAATGAGTATTTAAATTCTAAAATATATAATTTACCTATTTTACAAGGCAAATACGAAAACTATAACTTAAAGGGTTATAATCACAATAAATTTATAAAAGCTGAATTAATAAAATAATATGTATTATATTTATCACATTGAAGGAGTAAAAGTCGGTTGTACTAAAAACCCTGCAAAAAGAATTATAGTCCAACAAGGTTACTCTGACTTTGAGATATTAGCTAAAACAAAATGTATTGATGAGGCTTCTAAATTAGAATTTGAATGGCAAAATAAATTAGGATATAAAAACGACATAAGAACATATAAACAAACAATAAACAATTTTATGCTACACATTACAAAACAAACAATTACTTTTAAAAAAACATTTAATAAGGGTTTTGATAATTATACTTGGCCAACCAATATTGAATTAGACCAAGATTATAATATAGAAATTAACAATGAGGTTAAAGAATATATTTTAAAAAATAATTTTAAATCAGCTCATAATGATGAAAGATATATATACACTCAGTCATTAAAAAACTTTTGGGATGTTATAAATAAGCCTGCTAATAATATTGAAATATTTGACAATATTAGACAGTGGGCAAAAGAAAGAAATTTATACGAGCAAGGTAATCCACATACTCAATATGTTAAATTAATGGAAGAATCAGGTGAATTAGCTGAAGCAATATTAAAACAAGACTATGGCGAAATACAAGATGCTATAGGGGATATGATTGTAGTATTAACTAATTTAGCTCATTTGCAATCTTTAAAAATAGAAGATTGTATATATTCTGCGTACGATGAAATTAAAAATCGTAAAGGCAAAATGATAAATGGTACATTTGTTAAAAATAAATAATATGAAAGCAACTTATTTACATTATGATAATGGCAAAGACTATGATGTTATAGATATTATAAAAGACTATCAACTGAATTTTAATAAAGGAAATATTATAAAATATATTTGTAGAGCGGGTAAAAAAGATAATGAACTAAAAGACCTTGAAAAAGCAGCAGACTACCTAAAGCGAGAAATTGAATACTTAAGAAATGAACAAAAAAAATGGATAGAGGAGAACAAGTAATATCAGACAAACATCTTAACTATTTAAAGTGTGTACTAATAAGCCAATTACTATTAGAGGCTAACGATGACCTAAAAGGCAGCAAAGCGTTTAAACAAAACGTAAAGTATCAAGTAAGCAAGACAAACCAAATATTAGAACAGGTCTACCAAGAGGGGTTTAATACAGTATACCACAACAACCCAGAGATGTGCATAAACGTATTAAACAAAATAGATAAGCTGATACACAAAATAAAAACAGCTACTATAGACGAGTTAATAATGATAGATGCATTAGTAGACCAATACTTTAACAACAAAGAAGAGATAAACAAAACTCAAACAACAGAATTCACTAAAATAGATTAATAAAAAAAAATATGAAATTTAACATTCAAATACAACATTTAGGTAAAAAAGAAAATAAACACGATACGGATAAAGATATGTATCATTTAACGTTTAAAACATATAACGCTGAAGTAACAGGTAAATTTGAAAGAAGCGAAATAAGACATATAATTGAAATATTAGATAACGCAATATAAAATGACATTACAAAAACTCAAAGAAAAATTTGACAGTATATACGGATTTGATTTAGCTGATAGATCAAGAAAGCGCGAAATGGTAGATGCCAGAAGAGTATACTGCAAAATAGCATTTAGCTTAAAGTATAACCTTAGACAAATAGGAGAGAGCATAGATAGGAAGCATTGCAATATAATACATCTATTAGATACAGTAGACCAAGCTACAGACTTTCATAAAAATGTGCACGATAGCATAGTAAAAGAATACGGCTTTTTAACTAGAGCATTTAATATAGATAAAGCAAAAGCTTTTGAAGCAAAGCTATTAAAAGAAAGGGGAGAAAGAACAGCGTACTTAATAAAAGAAATAAACAATACTTTAATAAACTGGGATATAGACTCTTTAAATAACTTTTTACAAACAAGAGTAAAACCTTATAACAAACTAATAGAAACTACTAAACCTCAAAAGAAAGTAGAAGAAGTAAAAGGTGCTAAACTAAACAGACCAGTTAAAAACCCAGTGCTGTGCTAAAAAAAAGTAATTTTGTTTATATATTAGTAGCTTGAATAATCAAGTTTTATCAAGATAAAGGATATGAGCGAAAATCACGGAGGCGCAAGAAAAGGCGCTGGTAGAAAACCAAAAGCACAAGAGCAGAAACTAATAGAGCGGTTAGATGCTATAATAGACAAAGACGAAGCATTAGGTAAGTTA